CAGACTGCCACTCGACCCTACAAGCAACGTCTGGTTGATGCTGCTGATCGCGATCGGAGCTGCCGCTGTCGCTGCAGCAGAGAATTCCAGGGTCGTCCCCGGCGTGCCGGAATCGATAGTGAAGGTCTGACCGGTGGCTACGGTGCCGGTCAGGTTGAGCGTGCCGCCCAGTGCCGTGATCGTGCCGCCGCTGCCCGTAATCGGGCCCGTCTCTGTGCCGAAGCCGCTGATCGTGCCGGTGTTGGCGATGCCGCCTGTTGAGCCCGCAGTGATCGCGCCACCTGCGACAGAAATTGTTCCCGCGTTTGTTATCGCGGAGCCCGCCGCATTGTTCACGAGAAGACTAAAGGTTCCAACGGTGAGTGAACCGCCGGTGTTTATCGTCAAAGAAGCAAGGGCAGCCGTAGAGGCGGTGAGAACGGGAGCATTAGTCGCGCTGTTGATGATGACGGTTCCGCCGGCGACGGGAACACCGCTTGGAGACCAGTTGTTGGCTTGGCTCCAGTTAGTAGCAGAAGGGCTTCCGCCTCCAACCCAAGTCGAGGTAGCCAACACCCCTGCATAGACCCCCATCGCCGCCGCGGTAAGCGGCGGCCGTGCAGGTGCACGTTGAGCAAATACTGCAAGGTCCCAGTTGCCACCCAAAGCGGCGGCGCCGATGCGCCCTGTCGAGGCCGCGACATCTGCCCCGGTCGCCTCCGCCAAGCCTTCGACAAACGCTGCACCTGCTGCACCTGCGCCGGTATCGCAACTCCACAGCCGCAATTCGCCATCCACGGCGAGCGCACGCCCGATCGCGGCAAAATTTTCAGCTTCGTCGTCCAGCGTGGTGGCTGACCAATCGCCCGATGCGAAAGTCACTCGGCCCGGAGCACCATGCGCGATGATGTGCACCGCGGAGAGGCCATAGTGGCCCGCGAGCGTCGCCGCGATCTGCCGTGCTGCCGGCGTCGCTGGGTCGAGCACAATCGCCTCGACCCCCTGTCGCAAGCCGTTGAGGATCGTGTCGATATCGGAGACGGAGGGATCAACGAAAAGGATTTCGCCGAGACGAGCCATGACGCGTTCCTCAACATTATTATTCGGGTTGTTGTTCTGGTTCAGCTTGACTTGGTCGTGCCACGTCGCGGTGTCGCTAAGATTGGTCCGAACATCTCGCGTGGCACGCATTGCAGTGCTCCAAACCTCTAGGCGGCCGCCGGCAATTGACCGGCGGCCCAGAGAGTGGGGGTGGGGTGGGTCGTGGGATTTCGTTTGCAGGCAAACTCAAAACCGGTCGAAGCAAGGGGAGCAGCTGCAGTGCGTTTTCTTCCCGTTGCGTCTGATAACGCGACCAAACTAGATGGCCAAAGACAGCGAACCGGCGCCGGTCCGCTTGCTGGTGACGACTTGGAGTGGCCGCCTACGGAGCTTTGTTTGGCGAGGTGGCCGGTGACATATCGGCGCCCCCCAACTCGGGGGGATGACATGTCGTTGCCATCCCAATAGGGATTTATCGGCTGAGTTGCGATTGCGCGCAGGGGTACGACAGTGCCCGTGCGGGAGCCGCAAGGTTCCCCGCTGGCTAAAACGCCACGCTTACTAACGGCGCTACGTTTACGCAAATACCCTCTCCGGCTGCCCTTGCCGGTGCCCTGTACCCGTTACGCTTGAGCGGCGTGACGTCGCACTGACACCACCTTGCACTGCACCAGCCGGAGATTGTTCATAGAAAATTAAGCTAGGCAATATATCCAACGTTCTATGGCGTTCTATGCCTCGATTTGGATTGGCCTAGAATTGAATAAATTATTGAATAGCCTACACTAAAAAAAGATTCACTATGCGGGGAGATGGTCGTCGCTTTCTCGGGTCGAAAGCGCCCGCGTCGATGAATTTATGATGAATGGGAAAGTTCCGTGCGGCGCACCCGAAATGCCGTGATGAAGATTTTGCCGGAACGCTAGGGCCGTTATATGACGGCTTATAATCCCATCGGCGTATCGGAAAGTGTGTTTTCCCGCCACTGTGGCCGAAATCGCGGCAGCCTCTATTTGATCGATAGCCCCTTGTAAAAAGCTCACCACGCGGCGAGCGGCGTAAAGAGGGGAGAAGTCAAGCAATTCGGCGTCAGCCACGATGCCGAACCGCAAAGTTTGCCACATCAAGTATTGGCCATGTGCCTGCCTCGGTTGTTTGCCTGTGCGTCCGGCGCTGACCACTGGCAAGGCGCACGACAACCGTCCTGTCTTCGCCCTGCTGTCGACCCGAAATAGGGACCAACGTTGCTTTCTGATCGCGGTCTGACGCCGATTCGGTCAGAGCACTTGCCGGCGAGCACGGCGCGCGAGCAAACATCCCGTCGAGGTAGAAATGGATAGAGCCGATTTGCTTTAGCCAACACCTTCATCGCGCCGGCAATTTGGGCGAGCGGATCTTTAACAAGATCAAGCAATGTCGGCGGGTCGCGACGCACTAATTGATAAAACTCACAGCAAATTACCTCGCCTTCATCCGCTTGCATCCTTCAGGCTATGGCTGCACCTCGATAAGACCGCGCCCGCGGCGGCTGAAAAAATCACGCCCTGCTCGGTGGAAAGAGGCCACTCGGCCTCGGCATCTTTACGTTAACACGTGTTAGTTGATGGGTATTGATGTCAATTTGATCCGAGGCGCTTATAACGCCCACATCCGAGGAAGATCGCTGTCACTAACGCTCAAAGCGAACGCCGCCGTGTTCGGACTGATTTTCCATCAGGGAGTTCTTAATGCAACGGCAATCAGCGCGGAGGCAACTGCGAACTAATGGGCCAAAGGGCCGGCCCACCAGGTCCAGGAAGAGCACCAAACTGCCGAACGACAGTACAGCGGCGCGGGGCATGAAAACCGTCGGCCTCTGCATGATCGTGAAGAACGAGTCGCAGGTAATCCTGCGGTGCCTAAGAAACGTGCGGCCACTAATCGATTATGCGTTGATCGTGGACACAGGATCGACCGACGGCACCCAGGAGATTGTAAAAGAGTATCTGTCGGGGACGGGCCTGCCCGGCGCGGTGATCGAAGAGCCGTGGTGCGACTTCGCCCATAACCGGTCGTTCGCCCTCGCGAAGCTGCGCGAACGAGCCGACATCGACTATGCCCTAGTGACGGATGCCGACGACCTTTTGGTCTTCGCGGACGACTTCGATGCGTCGACTTTCAAGGCGGCCTTGGACAAGGATGTCTACAACGTTGAAATTCGCCTCGGGCCGACTCGATTGTGGCGCCCACAGATTCTGAGTAATCGGCTCGAATTCAGTTACAAAGGAGTTGTGCAAGAATTTCTCGTAGCGCCGCGGACAGTGTCCGCAGCTGGGGTGGCGCCCGGTGTGTATATCGAGGCCGGGACTGATGGAGTAAGAAGCGGCAACCCGGACAAGTACCGCGACGACGCCATGACGCTGGAGAAGGCGCTGGAGAAGGAGACAGATGAAAACATCCGCGCCCGCTATACCTTCTATTTGGCCGCGAACTGGATGTGTGTCGGCGAGAAAGAAAAGGCCTTGCAAGCCTTCCTTCAACGCGCCGAGCGTGGCCCCCCGGGTCAGGAGGTCGCTATCAGCCTCTATCATGCCGCCCAGCTCAAGGAAGCTCTTGGATACCACGATACCGACATCATCGGCACATTTTTGAAGGCCTATGAGGTCGACCCAAGACGTGCCGAGTCGCTGCACGGAGCGATGCGATATTGCCGGCTCACCAACAAACCTCATCAGGGTTTTCTGATCGGCAAGCATGCGATCGACATCGCAAAGCCTATTGGAGACCTTGCTTTCGCCTCGTGGATCTATGATTACGGCGTGCTTGAGGAGTTTGCGGCGGCAGCTTACAGTTCCGGCCATTATCAATATTGCGTGCGATCCGTTGAAAAAATTCTCGCCGACAGGAAAATTCCCGAAAGCGAGCGCCCGCGGCTCCGTGAAAACGCCAGAATTGCTGCGGAGAAACTTGCAGGTTCAGCGCCCAAACCGAAAAAAGCACCCGGTATGGCACTCTAGGGCGGATTCAAGGCTATGCACATTGGGATTTCGCCTGACCTGAGCGGTTGCGCGGGAGGCCAACGGACGGCATCCATGGCCGATGATTGAAGGTGAGGAACATAGAGTGCTGTGCCTCAACATGATCGTCAAAAACGAGATGGCGAATCTCGAGCGCTGTCTCGGCAGCGTTGCCGATCATATTGACTGCTGGGTCATCTGCGATACCGGTTCCACTGACGGTACGCAGGACTTCATCAAGTCGTTCTTCGCCGCACGCAATCTGCCGGGAGAGCTGCACAGCGTTCCGTTCCACAATTTCGAACAGGCGCGAAACGCGGCGCTCGATTGCGCCTACGCGTCGCCGCTGGCCCACGACTATCTGCTGTTCGATGATGCGGACATGGAGCTAGTGGTGGAGGACCGCGGCTTCCGCGACAAGCTAGACGCGCCAGTATATCAGCTCCTGCAGCGGACGGACTCCGGTCTGACATATTGGAACACACGCCTGGTGCGACGGGACGCGGGCGCGCGCTACCGCGGCGTGACCCACGAGTATCTCGAGGTGCCGGGTGGGGTGAAGCAATTGCAAGGGGTCTGGTACAAAGACCATGCCAGCGGATCGAACCGGGTCGACAAGTTCCAGCGCGACATCAGGCTGCTGGAAGAGGGCCTCAAAAGCGAACCGGATAACCATCGCTACTGGTTCTACCTGGCCCAATCCTACCGCGACGCCGGCCAGAAGGCCAAAGCCGCAGAGATGTACGCCAAGCGGGCGGATATGGGCGGTTGGGACGAGGAGGCGTGGTACGCTCGCTTGCAAGAAGCGCGTTGCCTGCGCGATCTCGGCGACGAGGGCGGATTCCTGCGCCAGGCGCTCGCGGCCTTCAATCAGCGCCCGCAGCGCGCCGAGCCGCTCTACGATCTCGCGCGATATTTTCGCGAGCGCGGCAAGAACGAGGCGAGCGTCCTGTTCTCCGAACTGGGGTTGGCAGTGCAGCGGCCGGAACAGGACATCCTGTTCCTGGAGGATTTTGTCTATAGCGCCGGCATGCAGGAAGAGTATTCGATCGCGGCGAATTATGCGCGCGACCCGGCGCGCAAGGACCGCGGTTTTGCTGCGTGCAACTGGCTGGCACTGGACCGGAAGGTTCCAGCGCGATCGCGCGAGCTAGCGCGCTGGAACCTGTTTTACTACCTGAAATCAGCCGACGCGATCATGCCGTCCTTCACGGCGCGCCAGGTCGGGTTCGTCCCACCCGACGGATACCATCCGTCGAACCCCTCGGTGGCGCGATTGGGCAACGAGATTGTGATTTTGCAGCGCGCCGTCAATTTCACGCTGGCTGAGGACGGCACGTATCGGACGCCGAACGACGCGCCCATCCACACCCGCAATTTCCTGCTCCGGCTGGACGCAGAGTTCGCCATCCGATCGTCGACCGAAATTCTGCCGCCCACCGACATGCCGGCACCAGCCTTTCGGGAGGTCCAGGGATTCGAGGACGCACGACTGTTCGCCTGGCGCAACGAACTCTGGTGCATTGCCTGCGTTCGCGAGCTGACGCCTGAGGGTTGGTGCGATCAGGTGTTGGCACGCATCGACGATTTTTCACGGGGGTTGTGCCGGCTTGGTGACTGGCGCGTGCTACGCCCGCAAGGGCCGCGGCGGCATGAGAAGAATTGGATGCCGCAGGTCGTCCGCGACCAGTTGCAATTCCTCCATCTGTGCGATCCGACCCGCGTCGTCGACGAGCGCGCCCGCACCCTTGCCGAGGCCACGCCCTCGATCGCGGCAGAGCAGTTCCGCGGCGGCACCCAGGCGATCGTTTTCGACAGTGGCTGGCTCGCCCTAATTCATGAAGTAAGCGAGCGGGACAAGCGGCGCTACTATCAGCATCGGTTTGTCTGGTTCGACTCCTCGAGCCAGCTGCGGCGTGTAAGCCGGCCGTTCTACTTCATCAGGAAGGGGGTTGAATTCGCCGCCGGTCTGGCTCGTCTTCCCGAAAAGGGCCTGTTGATCTCCTTCGGTGTCGGCGACAGCGAGGCCTGGATTGCGACGGTCGAGGCCAGCGACGTGCGCCGATTGCTAGAGGACGCGGAGGAGTTGCCGTCGGGAGCGCTCAAGGGCGCAGTCGGCACAACGTCCGGTCATGAGACCACGCCCCTGAAGCAGGAAAGCGACGGGCGGGTGGTAGCGAAACGACAACTTAGGGCGCTTGCGATCAAACGTACACCAGTGCGCAAAGCGAAAATTCGCGAGAAGCACTACTGAGATCTTTTTTTGCCAGATGCGTATCGCATCCGAGGACAGAGAGCTTTGGGTTCGAAAAGTCAGCTTACCATTGCCAACTTCGCCGAAGCAGGAGGTTATGAACCTGTATGGCGCCGCGCAGATTCAGCAAGCGATGGGGTTGCCTTTCGGAGAGGTCATAGCAAGATAATCATCTCTGGCTGAGTCTGCTCCAGGTCCGTGGCTGATCTGAAAAGAAACAACTTCCATGAACAGGAAACAACGTCGAGCGGCTGAGAAGGCGCATCGGTCTCCGGCTTATCAACCCAGGCCAGGAGCAAACGCGGCCAGCGATGCGCCGCAAGCGACAAGTGCGGGCGTGACTCCCAACGAGAAGACGATCGGCCTATGCATGATCGTGAAAAACGAATCCAAGGTCATCCTGCGATGCCTCGAGAGCGTACGGCCGATCGTGGATTACGTACTTGTCGAGGACACGGGATCCACCGACGGCACCCAGGCGATCATTCGGGAATGGCTAGACCGCGTCGGGTTGCCGGGAGAAGTCTACGACGAGCCATGGCGGGACTTTGCCTATAACCGCTCGCACGCGCTGGCGCGGTTGCGTGAGAACAAGGGCATCGACTACGCCCTCATTATTGATGCAGACGACCAGCTAGTCGTTGAGGCCGGGTTCGATGTCGCAGTGTTTAAAAAAAGCCTATCTCAGGACTTGTACAATGTTCCGCTGCGCCACGGTCTAGTCCACTACCAGGTCCAGCGGCTTTGCAGCAACAAACTTGACTTCCGCTATCGCGGCGTACTCCACGAATTCATCGAGGGGCCACAGAACATCTCGTCCGGAAGTCTGGCTGGCTTCCATACCTTATCGGGTCGTGAAGGCGCACGGAGCCAAGACCCCGAAAAATACCACAAGGATGCCGCGCTTCTCGAAAAGGCACTGCAAACTGAAAAGGACGCTTTTCTTCGTTCCCGCTACACCTTTTATTTGGCACGGAGCTATCGCGATGCAGGCGAAAAGGAAAAGGCACTTGATAACTACCTGAAGCGAGCAACGCTCGGTTACTGGACGGAAGAAATTTTTGATAGTCTCTACAATGCAGCGGAACTTCTGAAGACGATGGGGCGACCTTTCGATGAAGTCATCGCAATGTATCTGCGCGCCTCCGATGCAGTGACCAGCCGCGCTGAGGCGCTGCACGCAGCGAGCCGCCTCTGCCGCGAGAACAAAAAGTTCGCGGATGGCTTTAAGTACGCTCGCCGAGGCCTAAAGATACCGCTGCCAGCTGGTGGCCTTTTCGTCCAATCATGGGTGTACGACTACGGACTGCTCGATGAATTGGCGATCAACGCTTACTGGACTGAGAGATACGCAGAATGTGTGGACGCCTGCGATCGACTGCTGAGTGAAGGGAAGCTGCCGGTAGAGATGCGTGATCGGGTCCTGGAAAATAAAAACTTTGCCATTAGTAAGCAGCAGGAAATCGCCGCGGCGACGTCACCGGAATCTGGACCTTTCCTGAAGCTTCTTCGTGCCGCTCGGGAGAAAGAAAAAATTGCCCGTCCCACTGACGAGGTTATCGCCGCCTACGTGGAGGCAACCGCTGCATGCCCGACCCGCGCCGAGGCCCTGCACGGAGCCGCTCGCTTCTGCCGCAACAAGGGCCTCTACGAACGAGGCTACGAGTTCGCGGCGCAGGGTTTGGCGATTGCCTATCCGAAGGACGCCCCGGCCGTAGAGGATTGGATTTACGAGTACGGGTTGCTCGACGAGTTGGCGGTCAACGCCTACTGGACGGCGAGATATGCGGAGTGTGTGGATGCTTGCAATCGGCTCCTGAGCGAAGGGAAGCTGCCGACGGAGAAGCGCGACCGCGTCCTGAAAAACAAACAGTTCGCGATCGATAAACTGGCAGAAAAAAATGCGCCAAGGTCGATCACCTTAAAGTCCGCTTGGGTCCCCGAGGCCCCCGCAGCCGGGACCGAGCTTATGGTTGCGGGCCTAAGAGAGCGGATGGGCGAGGAGCTTGAGCGGATCAACCTACAAGTGAACCATCCCGGACATGATAAAACCGACAAGAGACCGCGGGTTGTCTGGATGCACCATCACGTAAACCAACGTTGGGTTCAGTGGTGCAAAGACAAGGAGCTTGTCGATTCGGTCAGTTGCTTCGTTTTCGTGTCCTATTGGCAAAGGGAGCAATACCTCAATGCCTTTGGGCTGCCCCCGCAACGCTGCGTCGTGCTCCGCCACGCCTTGGACCTAAGCCCTAATCTGCGGCGCTGGGAAGCGGGATCGAAATGGCGCTGCGCCTACACCAGCACGCCCTTTCGTGGACTTTCTGTGCTTCTTGACGCGTGGGAGCGCCTCAGTCCCACCAACGCCGAACTCCATATCTGGTCATCGATGAAGCTCTACCTGGAGGATGACGGTCCGTACAGGCATCTTTACGAGCGGGCGGAATCCATGCCGGGAGTGATTTACCATGGCATTGCGCCCAATCCCGAACTCCGAGCCGCGTTGCAGAGCATGCACTTCCTCGTTTACCCCTGCACATTCGAGGAGACAGCCTGCCTCGCGGTGATTGAGGCGATGGCCGCTGGATGCCGGGTGATATGTCCATCACTCGGAGCGCTCCCAGAGACCACGGCAAAGTTCGCCCGACTATATCCTTTTCTGTCTGATCCCGCGGATCATGCGAAATCGTTCGCCAAGGTTCTGGCCGAGGAAATCCGCAACCCTTGGGGTGGAAATCTCGAATTGGCCGAAGAGCAGCAGAATTACGTCCGAGAGACGTATGATTGGTCTGTTCGTGTTGCAGAGTGGAAGGCGTTCATTGATCTGGCATGTAAACGGGAAAATATTTTACCGACCACGGCATCAGCGAAAGCCGATGCTTTCGTGAAGCTTCTTCAGGCCGCGCGCAAAAAGGAACAACTTGGCTGTCCCAGCGATGACGTAATCGCCGCCTACATGAAGGCGACGGCTGCATGTCCAACCCGGGCTGAAGCTTTGCACGGCGCAGCCCGCTTCTGCCGTAACATGGGCCTCCATGAACGAGGGTACGAGTTCGCGGCGCAGGGTTTGGCGATTGCCTATCCGAAGGACGCCCCGGCCGCAGAAGACTGGATTTACGAATACGGACTGCTCGACGAGTTGGCGGTCAACGCCTACTGGACTAAGCGCTACAGCGAATGCCTTGAAGCCTGTACGCGGCTCCTACGCGAAGGAAAGCTTCCAGAGCACATGCGGGAGCGCATTACCAAGAATGCCGACTTCGCTCGCGACAAACTGGCTTCACGAGTGCAACCGTCACCTGAAGTGATCAGAATTGAGAATACATCCCAAGTTAACAAGAATGAACCGGAACAGTCCGCCATGAGCGGTAGCGTTCCGGCGCACTCGGTCGTGACGCAGGTTA